AAGAGAATGTAGAGTTACAGGAAGAAATGTTATAGAATGGGATTTAACAGATAAACTCCCTATAAAAATAAAAAGTTCTAATACAACAAAGAAGCATAGAGTTAATGATGCTTTAAATTCATTACGTAAATTATATAAAAATAAAGATATTAGCACAGATGAGGATTGGAAAATAGTAGCTGATTTGATTAAGATAATATGAAAAAAACAATTAGCAAATTAAAAAAGGAACTAGACAAATGGTTTAGCCTTTACATTAGACTTAGAGATTCTAATGAGTATGGAATGATTCAATGCTTTACTTGTGGAGTAGTTAGAGAATATAAGGATGGAATGCAAAACGGACACTTTCAAAGTCGTAAACATATGGCTACAAGATTCGATGAAGAAAATTGTCAGGTACAATGTATCAAGTGTAATATGTATTCTCAAGGCGAACAATATAAATTTGGATTAGCTTTAGATAAAAAGTATGGTGCAGGTAAATCAGAAGAACTTGAACACTTAGCAAAAAAAACAGTAAAAATATCTGCTTGGAAATATGAAGACGAAATAAGTTATTACAAAAACCTTGTTAATAAGTTAAAAGAAGAAAAACAAATTTCGTAACTATTTAATTATCTTTGGCGTATGACAGAACCGATCTACGCTAATGATAAACATAGGGTTATAATAGATACATACATTACAATGTGTCAAGAGTTTTCAAAAGAAGTCAGTACAAAAAATAGATACAATAATTATTTAGAAGTTGTCCAGATTATAATTGAATATCACAATAATTACGGATCAGGAACAAAGGAAGAAAATTTCTGGGATTGGTTAATGATAATACCAATAAACCTTTCAGTAGCAACAAATGGATTTTTTGCAGGAGTAGAAACAAAAAGCAATGCAGCAGTAGTTAGAGCATATCGAGTTGTACTTGATGAACTATTACAAGACACAGTAAATAATATTGATAAAATAGAACCAATTAATGACTGAGATTTATTTAGAAATATCAAAGCTTTCAGATAAGTTTAGGACTATGGCTTACGGATTAACGGCTGATGATAATGAAGTTAATGAAAGTGTTCAGGAACTAATGCTATACTTACTACAAATGAATCCAACTATATTAAAGACTATATATGATACTGATGGTATTTTAGGAGTTACAAGATATGGAGCAGTAGCATTAAGAAGAGCCTTAACAAGTCCACGAAGTAATTACTATTATAAATATAAAAAGTATTATACACATATAGATAGTCTTACAAGTGCAGTTACTTATGATGAAATGGAATCAGGAGAAACAATACCATCTAAGCACCTTTACAACTTGCCTAATGAGATAACAAGTAGTTACCAATGGACTAGCCTTGAAAAGATTGATAGTGCCTTAGACGGATTTACTTGGTACGATAAGAAAGTATTCGAGTTATATTACTATGAAGGCAATACTTTGGACTCCCTAGCCTCGAAAACAGGAATAAGTAGGAACAGCTTATATACAACAATAGACAAAGTAAGAACAGAATTAAAATACAAGTTAAGTGAATAAGTTCTTTGTGCCTAAAGATATATATGAAGATAGAATGGCTATTTGTAAAGGGTGTACTTACTATTCAAGTGTACTTGGAAATTGTAAAATTTGTAAATGTTTTATGAAAATTAAGTCAAAAATCAGCAGCCAATCTTGTCCAAAGGGTTACTGGCAAAAGACATCAGAAGTAGAAGTTAGAACAGATATACCTGAAGAGATAATAGAAGAGATTATATTACTTTGGGAAGACTTAAAAACAGGAAGGGCTAAAGACCAAAGAGCAAAAAAATCTATGATTGAGATTTACAATACGTTATACAACACGAACTACTCAACAGGAACAAATTGCGGTTCTTGTATAGCAGCTTGCTTTGATGGAATAAAAAAGATTTATAATGAATACTCAGAAAATAATTAATAATAAATGGGGAGACCTAAAAAGCATTTAATTTTTCAGACCTGAGTAGTAGAGGGGGGTTTTCAGATGCCCCCCAATACAATTAACTAATATAGTAATAATGAAAATAGTTGTAATATGGCCTTAGAAAGAACGTACAAAACAATTAAATGGATATTGAAAGACAATATCAAAAAGAATGTAAAATCCTTATGGACTTGGAAAGATGACAACTTTACAATGATATATGAAAACTATTCAGGCGATGATAGGATTTACACTTCAAGCCAACTTTTAAAAATCTTAACAAAATGATAATATTTACAATACTTGGAATCATAACTGCTGCTTTCTTTTTTATAGTTATTCTATTAAGCATAATAGAAACAAGAGTAAAGAACAGAACTAAAAATAAATTACTTTGGAATATGGATAAGGTAGAAAAAAATAGGAGTTACAAAGAAATACAAAAAGCAAATGAAAAATAATAGAATACCAAGCTACTACATAGGAAGTCGATATAAGATAGAAGCTCGAAAAGTCATAGAAGATTTTGACTTGTCATATAATGTAGGGACTGCTTGCACTTATTTAATGAGAGCAAATCGTAAGCACAAATCACCAATTGAGTGCATACAGAAAGCTATTAATCATTTAGAGTTTGAATTAGATAAGCTAAAGAGATGACATTATACACTTGCAAATGTGGAAATACTAAAGAAATATCAACAGCTACAATAGTTTATAGGTCTGAAAAATGGGTAACTAAACAAGCAGAGTGTGAATGTGGACTTTATATGACAAGCGAACCAACAGAAGGAATACCATCATTACAAAGAACAGAGCCTAGTCTAACTAAGAGAAGAGATAGCTTATGGGCAGGAGCAAAGGAAAAGCTAGTAGGCGAAAGAGGAATTAATGAATCCTTTGACTAAACTAAAAACAATAAAATTCTATTATATACTATGAAACAACAAGTTAAGATAAGTAAAATAAAGGGAAACCCAAGCAATCCTAGAATTATTAAGAACGATAAATTTAAGAAGCTAGTCAAGTCTATTAAGGAATTTCCTGAGATGCTAAAGCTTAGACCTATTGTAGTAGATGAGGACTTTATGGTACTAGGTGGTAATATGCGACTTAAGGCAAGTAAAGAAGTAGGACTAAAGGAAGTATGGATAGATATAGCTGAAGGACTTACTAAAGAACAAAAGAAAGAATTTATAGTAAAAGACAATGTAGGATTTGGAGAGTGGGAATGGGATATATTAGCTAATGAATGGGATAGCGTAGAACTTGCTGAATGGGGATTAGATGTATGGGAGAATGAAGATGATAAACAAACTAATGGTGATTTAAATGATATATCAGATAATATTACAGAAGAATATAGAGTTGAAATAGAATTGACATCAGAAAGAGAACAAGAAGAAGTTTTTAATGAATTAACTAATAAAGGATATAAATGCCGAATTTTAACATTTTAAGGGAAAGCAAACCAAAAAAAACATTTAGGGTTGCATCAGTTATGGGTAAATTTGATTTGCAGACTGAACATATTAAAGAACAATTTGAAGGTAATATAGATTTGCAAGATGATTGGCAAATAGGCTTAATAGTAGGTAGTAGTGGAACAGGAAAAACAACTATAGCAAAAGAATTATTTAAAAATGCTTATGTAACTAATTTTAAATATAAGGCAGAAACTATTCTTGATGATATGCCTGAAAATGCATCAGTAGAAGATATAACTAAAACTTTTAATAGTGTAGGATTTAGTTCACCACCAAGCTGGTTAAAGCCTTATTCAGTATTATCTAATGGTCAAAAAATGAGAGTAGATTTAGCCAATGCCTTATTGAGAGAAGATGATTTAGTAGTATTTGATGAGTTTACTTCTGTAGTTGATAGAAACGTTGCTAAAATTGGTTCTTATGCTATGCAAAAAGCTATAAGGAAGTCTAGTAAACAATTTATAGCAGTAACTTGTCATCACGATGTACAAGATTGGTTATTGCCTGATTGGGTTTTTAATACTGATAGTATGACCTTTCAAAAACTTGAAGGGCAAAAAAAAAATAGACCTAAAGTTAGATTTGAAATATTCCAAACAAGAGATAAATCAATTTGGAGAATATTTGCTAAACACCACTATTTAAGTCATAGTCATAATAATGCAGCTCATACTTATGTAGCTTATGTAAATGAACAAATAGCAGGTTTTATAAGTATATTACATTTACCAAATAAAAAACCTAACTTAAAAAAAGTACATAGATTAGTTATTTTACCAGATTATCAAGGTATTGGTATAGGAGGAAGATTATTAGAGTTTATAGCTAAGAAATATACTAATGATAATTTTATATTTGGAATTACTACATCAGCTCCTAGTTTAATTTTTTCATTAAAAAGACACATAGATTGGAAATGTTATCATTTTGGTAGGAATACAGGGAAACAAAAAATGGTAGAATTTAATAAGACAAGCACTAAAAATAGAATAACAGCAGCATTTAGATATATACAAAATGGAACAAAATAGAACACAAATAGCAAAAGAAAGAATGTTAAAGGCACTAGAGTCAAGTTTAGGAATAGTTACAACTGCACTAAAGTCTTGTAACCTTTCAAGGACTAACTATTATAAATGGTTAAAAGAAGATATAAAATTTGCTCAATCAGTAAATGAAGTAGAGTTAATTGCAAAAGATTTTGTTATGTCTAAATTTTATGAATGTATAAAAGACAAAGTACCTTCAGTTGTAATACACGGAGCAAAGAACATTTGTGGAATGAATGAGACAAATAGATTAGATATAACTTCAGGAGATAAAGCTATCAATATGCCTGTAATAACTTTCGTAGAAACTGATACTGAATAAAAAATATAATCCATTATTTAAATCTGATGCTAGATACTTTATTATAACAGGAGGTAGAGGTTCTGGTAAGTCTTTTGCGGTAACAGTCTTTCTTACTTTACTAACAATGACAAAGGGAATAAGAATACTATTCACTCGTTATACTATGACATCAGCTCACTTGTCAATCATTCCTGAGTTTTTAGAAAAGATAGGACTATTAGGATTTGAAAATGTTTTTAGTATAAATAAAGCAGAGGTTTTAAATACAAATAATAATTCAGATATTTTATTTAGAGGTATTAGAACATCAGCAGGAAACCAGACTGCTAGTTTGAAGTCATTACAAGGTATAAGCACTTGGGTATTAGATGAGGCTGAAGAATTAGTTGATGAAAATATCTTCGATACTATTGATTTAAGTATCAGAGAAAAAAATATACAAAATAGAATTATACTTATATTAAATCCTGTTACTAAAGAACATTGGATATATAATAGGTTTTTTGAAGAGAAAGGTGTTGAAGGCGGTTTTAATGGCGTTAAAGACAATGTATGCTATATCCATAGTACATATCTAGATAATATTGTAAACCTCTCACAGAGCTTCCTAGAACGTATTAAGAATATAAAGCATATTAATTTCAAAAAGTACCAGCATAAAATTCTTGGAGGCTGGTTAGATAAGGCTGAAGGTGTTGTATTTGATAATTGGAGTATAGGAGAATTTAATCCTAATAACTTGCAGACATCTTGTGGAATGGACTTTGGCTTTAGTATTGACCCTGATTCTTTGACTGAAGTGGCAATAGATAAGAAGCATAAGAAGATATATTTAAAAGAACATATCTATCGTAATGGTTTAAAGAGTCAAGAGCTAGCTCAGATAGTTTTAGATAAAGTAGGACAAAGTCTGATAATCGCTGATAGTGCTGAGCCAAGACTTATTGCAGACTTAAAGCATTTAGGAGTAAATATTAAAGCAGTTAAGAAAGGAACTATTGAAAGTGGAATAACTAGGATGCAAGACTATGAATTAATTGTAAGTCCTGAGTCTACTAATATAGCTAAAGAGTTAAACAACTATATATATGCAGATAAGGGTTCTAAGTTATACGTAGATAATTGGAATCATTCAATTGATGGAATAAGATATAATGTAATATACCACTTAGACAATCCAAATGCAGGTAGGTATTTCGTTCAATAAAAAAGAGGACTAAGAAACATCACGAAACTTAGCCCTCTTTAGCAAACAAATTACAAATAGAAGAACAGCAAAGATACACCTTTTAAACTAAAAACAACTAATTTCTATTATATAGTGTATGAAGGTCAAAATTAAAAAACAAGGAAAAGTAAAAGAGTTCAAGCTAATTAATAGTTGGTCTGATGTTACTATGGAAACTTGGCTTAAACTTACTGAATACGAAACAGGAACAAAAACAGAACAAGCATTAAATACAATACAAGCAGTTTCAGACATACCTAATCAGTTAGTAAAAGAATTATCATTATCAGATGCTGCTGTTATAATGAGTAAAGTAGCAGAGCTTCAATCAAAGCAAAATACGAAGCTAAAAAGGATTATTAAAATTAATGATATTGAGTATGGCTTTCACCCTGACCTTGACTCCATTACATTAGGAGAATACGCAGACATAGAAACATTCATTAAGAATGGAATAGAGAAACAGCTTCCTGAATTATGCGCTGTACTTTACAGACCAATTAAAGAAAAGAAGAATGATAAATATACTATTGAGCCTTATGATGCAGACATTCGGATGCGAAC